GTCATGACGTTCACCACCCTTGAAAGGTTGTTTTGCTGCGCAGTTGTCGATTCTGATGATGTTGTCAACAACTTGCGTATCATCCGAAGCAACCCTGATGAATTAGCCGTGTCTATGGTCGCGTACACCCATGACCCCATCGTCAAGCACGTTACCGACATGTTCTCCACCGCTTTAGTGTTGGATAACAATGAGGTGCGTTATTGTGATGAGGACATGGGGTACGTTAGTGCTATCAACAATAAGGTTGTTAGCACGGCACTCGATGCCACCACAACCCCGCCAGTTGTGGAAGAAGCAGTGGAAGAACTGCTAGTGGAAAGTTCCACCGTCCCAAACATCATGGTTGGGGATGTGCCTTGCCCGGCAGCGGCTGGTGAGTCACCAGTTAACATGGAAGCAGCGCAAGAGGCCTGTTCGGTTGGAATGGATGCACCTATTGTGAAAGTGGTCATTCCAACGAACAAGCCCTCCAGCGTGTACAGGCCATGCCAAGACGTAGTTGAGGTTGTTAACCATAGAAGGTTACCACACCACAAGCAGGGTTGCTACGCTGCGTCGGTAGTTAGTGAGATCAAGAACCGGTTGGGGTGTCCCAAGATTACAGAAGCGAATCGGCTTGCTGTGCGAAGAATGGCACACAACATTATGGCAAAGCACGGTCTCCGACCTTCCACCATTCGGAGGGTAATTGAGCGTGTTATTGCTGGGGTTTTTGTCCCTGATGAGGAGGATTTGCTTGCAGCAAGAATGATGGCCAGCGTGGGTGTTAAGGAGATGCGACATGAGATGAATGATGCCGCACCCAAAACCATTTGGTCCGAGTTCGCAAACAAGATCTGGCACCCGTTCAAGAACCGCGGCGCGGAACGCGTCCGCGGTCCGGTGTGAGGTTGCCTTGGCGTTATCGACGGTATCAGCCACTCAAGTCACTTGAGTGAGCCAAGACTGGCCGTTGATAGACACGCTAAGGACACAGTCAAGCCCCGAAAGTTGTTCTCCATATCGGAGATGTCTGGCAACTTGAACCTCGGAGTGAACAACTCAGACATAGGTACATTGGAGTGTGCGTTATTAACACGCATGTATTACTGCGAAGTGAATGGAGACTTCGTAACTCCACCCCCCGTAGACAAGGTTCTGTTTGCGGGTCGGCTTAATGAATTCAAGCAATCTCTATTGGGATGTATGGAGGAGCCCACCAAATTTACCTTGACACAGGTTGTCGAGACGTATTGTGGTCGGCGTCGTACTATCTACGAGAATGCGATGAGGAAGTTAACCGAAATTGGTCTTTCAAGGAATGACGCTCGCTCTATCGCGTTTGTTAA